TTGGTTAGTCTTTAGGGCTGTAGTGCACCTGCACAGACCCACACACTTGTCACGCTTTATCACACTATATAGCTAAACAGTCTAACACCGACCGGCTATAGAGCTTTATAGTCTAGGACGCACCAGGTTGGTGCAGCACTGAACAGAACGCACCAGGTTGGTGCAGCCTATAAAGTTATCCACAGACTTATCCACAGGTCTGACCAGTTCTATAAAGTTATCCACAGGCTATAAAGTTATCCACAGGTCTGACCAGTTGAGCCCAAGCAATAATCGTGCCAGCTTTACAGATCTAGTCAGACTGTTTAGCTATTAGGGTCAAGCTGTTTTGGTCTGGTTAGCTGTGAAGGCACGGGGGAGGGGGTTTGCAATCTTTTTATTCTTATTGTACCCGCATAGATTTGCAAAAAAGGCTAAACAGCCCCTAAAAGCACTTTAATAGTACAACTACTGTATAAATATACAGCTTTTAAGCCTATGTAATCTAACAAGAATCTGCACTGAAGCAATAAAAGTGGTTTTAATTTAAAAAAGACTTGACTTTTATTAAAAAGTATGCTAGAATATTTGCACTATATAGCCTTCAAAGAGAAATCATGATTACTTTTCCTGATAGTAAACAAGAAAAAAAAGTAACTGCGATTACCGAACAGAATACTACACAGGCTACACAGCCTATAAAGCGTAAGCGCGGTAGACCTAAAAAGTCCGAGATAGAAGCCAAGAAAAAAGGCAATAGGGGCGTAAGAGGTCGTCCACCTGGTGATGCTGCTAGGATTAATGAATTAAAGGCTCGTCTCTTGGCTACAAGTGGCGATAACGTAATCAATAAAATTATAAACATTGCCTTGGATGACGAACATCAGGGGCAGATGGCGGCTTTAAAGATGTGTATGGATCGTGTTCTTCCTGTATCGTATTTTGAAAGGGATAAGGCGACAGGGGGACGAAGTGCAGTGAACATTACAATCACTGGTATTGGCGGTGAAACCACAGTTTTAGGTGATGAAGCCATCGAAGGAGAAGTAATTGAGTCCTGATCTCTTTGATACCATCCGAGAAGATTTAATTAAACACGAAGGGTATAAGCTAGAGATCTATTTAGACTCTGAAGGGCTACCGACCTTTGGTGTTGGTCACTTGGTGACTGAAGACGATATTGAGGCTACGTGGCCTGTAGGGACGTTGGTTGAGAAGACAAGAGTTGATGAACTATTTGACCATGATCTTAAAGTGGCTTGTAGCGAAACTGAACGGTTGTTTCCAGCACTAGATAGCTATCCAGACCAGTGTGTTCGTGTATTAGTTAACATGTGCTTTAATCTTGGACGACCACGGTTGTCGCGCTTTAAGAAGATGGTACAGGCTGTAAAGCTAAATAACTATGAAAGGGCTGCTGAAGAAATGGTAGACTCTAAATGGTACAACCAAGTTGGTAGACGCGCTGTAGAGCTGGTGGGTTGGATGCGTAATGTCTGACCTAAAGGTCGAACTACTACCCTGGCAACAAGAAGTCTACAACGCAACTGAACGCTTTAAAGTCGTTGCTGCTGGTAGGCGTTGTGGTAAGTCCCGACTTGCTGCTTGGATGCTTATATTAAATGCACTGGAGTCTAAATCAGGGCATGTATTCTATGTAGCCCCTACACAGGGGCAAGCACGGGATATTATGTGGGGTGTTCTCTTGGAACTTGCTCACCCGATTGTTGCCAGTAGTCATGTGAATAACATGCAAATAAAATTAATCAATGGGGCTACGATTTCTCTAAAGGGCTCTGACAGACCTGATACCATGCGTGGTGTTAGTCTGAAGTTCCTTGTACTCGATGAGTATGCAGATATGAAGCCTATGGTCTGGGAAGAAGTCCTTAGACCGGCACTTGCCGATCAGAAGGGTAGTTGCTTATTTATTGGTACACCGAAGGGACGTAATCATTTCTATGAACTATACAAGTACGCAGAGTTAGAGAATGATGAAACCTACAAAGCCTGGCATTTTACCTCATACGACAACCCCTTACTGGACTCGGAAGAGATCGACACCGCTAAGAAGTCCATGTCCAGCTATGCTTTCAGGCAAGAGTTTATGGCAAGCTTTGAAGCCCTTGGGTCTGAAATCTTCAAAGAAGATTGGATAGCCTTTGGCCCTGAACCAGAAGAAGGTGATTATTATATTGCGGTTGACTTAGCCGGTTTTGCTGATGTTGCCAAAGCCACTAATGCCAAGCACAGACGCTTAGATAGTACAGCCATTGCGGTTGTCCAGGCCAATACAGATGGCTGGTACGTTGCGGATATTATTTATGGTCGTTGGGATATTAAAAAGACGGCTAAGAAGATCTTTGATGCAGTAGCGCACTATAGACCTGTCTCTGTCGGGATTGAAAAGGGGGCGTTGAAGAACGCAGTTTTACCCTATCTAACCGACATAATGAAAAGTGGTCAACGATTCTTTAGAGTTGAAGAGTTGACTCACGGTAACCAAAAGAAAATAGACCGTGTGGTATGGGCTCTACAGGGTCGGTTTGAACACGGACAGATTACATTGTCAGAAGGTGAGTGGAACACAGAGTTCTGTGACCAGTTATTTCAGTTCCCTAACCCATTAGTCCACGATGACTTGGTGGACGCACTAGCCTACATAGACCAGCTTGCTAAAGTTAGCTACTACGTTGACTTTGAGGAAGAAGAACTAGAAATCATTGACTATCACGCAGGATATTGATATGCAAGATTACGAAGGACTCTATAAAACAGACGCTGCAGGTTGGATTATTTCCAAATGCGATCAATGGCGTGATCATTATGAGTCAAACTACGCAGAACAATTTGATGAGTACTACAGGCTTTGGAGAGGTATCTGGGATCAGAGAGACTCTTATAGGCAGTCAGAACGCTCTAGGATTATTTCTCCAGCCCTACAACAAGCTGTAGAGTCTTCTGTTGCAGAGATCGAAGAGGCTACATTTGGTCGTGGTTCTTTCTTTGACATCAAGGATGACCTACAAGATCAAGAACGACAAGACATTACATTCTTGCGTAAACAACTTACAGAAGACTTTGCTCGCACTAAGGTACGCAAAGGTGTCGCAGAAGCCCTTATTAACTCTGCTGTGTTTGGTACAGGCATTGCTGAACTGGTTATTGAAGAAATAAAAGAAATGGCTCCTGCAACACGCCCTGTAATGGACGGTGCAATGACGGCTGTAGGTGTAGAGACGCGAGAACGCTTTGTAGTTCGAGTCAAGCCTGTGATGCCACAAAACTTCTTGATTGACCCTGTAGCCACTAGCATTGAAGATGCTTTAGGTGTGGCAGTTGATGAGTTTGTTCCTAAGCACCAAGTAGAGATGCTGATTAACTCTGGTGTATACCGTGATGTCTTACTTGAGAACGCCCCATCCGATATGGACTTAGAGCCTGATCAGGATTTAGCACTGTACGATGACGATAAAGTCCGTATCACTAAGTACTATGGTTTGATCCCTCGTCATATCTTTGACGAAGCGATGGAAGAAGAGCTTGAAGAAGGCGAAGATATTGCAGACCTTATTGAAGACGATGAGGACAAAGACAAAGGATACGTTGAAGTCGTTGCAGTCATTGCCAACGGTGGTCAACTTCTTAAGATAGAAGAAAACCCCTACATGATGCAGGATCGTCCTGTGATTGCATTTCCTTGGGATGTTGTCCCTAGTCGTTTCTGGGGTCGTGGTGTTTGTGAGAAAGGCTACAATAGCCAAAAGGCACTTGACACCGAACTGAGAGCCCGTGTAGACGCTCTAGCCCTAACCATACACCCTATGCTTGCCGTAGACGCTTCAAGGCTTCCTAGAGGCGCTAAGATGGAGATACGTCCCGGTAAGACTATCTTGACCAACGGTAATCCTTCAGAGATCCTACAGCCATTTAACTTTGGACAAGTAGGGCAGATTACGTTTGCTCAGTCTGCTCAGTTGCAGAACATGGTACAGCAAGCAACAGGTGCTATTGACAGTGCTGGTATGCAAGGTGCTGTAAACGGTGAAGCGACTGCTGCTGGTATCTCAATGGGCTTAGGGGCCATCATTAAGCGTCACAAGCGCACCTTGATTAACTTCCAAGAGTCTTTCCTTATCCCAATGGTTGAGAAGTCTGCTTGGCGTTACATGCAGTTTGCACCTGAGCTCTACCCTGTACAGGACTATAAGTTTGTAGCTTCTTCGTCACTTGGTATTATTGCCCGTGAGTACGAAGTCACCCAGCTTGTACAGCTTCTACAGACAATGGATAAACAATCACCAATGTATCCAATGTTGCTTGAGGCAATCATTGACCATATGAATATCTCTAATCGTGAAGAGTTGATTGCAGTTCTTAAGAAATCTCAAGAGCCCAATCCTGAAGCACAACAACAAGCTCAACAACAGGCTCAACTACAGTCAGCACAGCTACAAGCGCAGATCGAAGCGTTTAACGGTCAGGCTGCAGAGTCTAAAGCAAGAGCACAAAAGTATACTGCTGAAACACAAGTTGTGGATTATGAAGCACAAACAGATCGTATCAAAGCCTTATCATTAAATCTTGATCCAGGTTCAGAAGACGATAAAGAGTTCCAAAAAAGAGCCAAAGTTGCAGAGCTTATGATTGCGGAACAAAAAGCAGGAATGACAGCATCACAAGGGGTGACAAATGCTAACAACAACAGAAGTGCAGAAAATACTAGACCAAATCAACAGCCGGTTCGATCACCTGAGCAAGCGAATGGACAAGCTGGAGGACTCGACCAACTTGAGTCCCTCTCCGGTCAAAACAACATCCAGTAAAAAAATTACAGAAAAAGCTTGACTTTTGGCACGATTTGTGCTAGACTATAACTGTAGTGTCAAAACACCTAAAAGGAGAATGTCTTGACCAAAGAAGAAGAAGAGTATTATGACGCATATTTTGATATGTTTCATACAACTGGTTGGAAACAATTCATTGACGAGATTAACGACATCATTAATGGTTTTCGTATTGAAGACATTAAAGATGAAAAACATCTAAGCCTGGTTCAAGGACAACTTCAGATGTTAACAAGGACGGCTAATTTTGAAGACGGCCTGAGAAACACTTATGATGATCTTACGGAGGACATTGATGCTTCGTAGATATGATTTTAAGTGTACTGAATGTGAACGTATCGAAGAAAAGTGGGTAGATTCAAATGACATCTTCTCTACTTGTTTAGATTGCGGTCACACAAGTCAGCGGATAATCTCTAGCGTATCCTCACATTTCAAAGGCACGGGATGGCCCGATGCTGATGATAAGTGGGCTAAGGATCACGAGAGAGCCGCTGTTAAACATCCATAATGCTATTATAGCACGGAGTAAATGATATGGCAACATTTATAGACCAACGTGAAGACGAGATTAACGAAGAAGAAGTTGCATCCCTAGATGAGATTCAGGAACAACCTGAGCAACCTCAACCCGAAGATGACGTTCCAGAAAAGTATCAAGGCAAGAGTAGAGAAGAAATTGTCAAGATGCACCAAGAAGTTGAAAAACTTGTAGGCCGTCAAAGCTCTGAAGTAGGTGAACTTCGTAACATTGTTGATAATTTTGTCCAAACACAATTGGCAAAAGAGCAAGCCCACACTAGCGCAGCAGAACCAGAAGTGGACTTCTTTGAAGACCCTAAGGCCGCTGTAGAAAACGCCATTGCTAACCACCCTAAGATTAAAGAAGCTGAAACAGCGACTCAACGTCTCAGGATGCAAGAAGCAATGGCAAGGCTTAAAGCAGAACATTCCGACTTTGCCGAAATTCTCAAAAATGAAGACTTTGGGAAATGGGTAACGAAGTCAAAGTTCCGTACTGAATTATTACACAAAGCAGATCGTGAGTATAACTATGATGCCGCTGATGAACTTCTAACCTCTTGGAAAGAACGCCAAACAGTAGTTGACCAGGCTAAACAAAACGAAACAACTTCGCGTAAGCAATCAGTCAAAGCCGCCTCTACAGGGAACACCAGAGGATCAGGAGACTCCCCTTCTAGGAAGGTTTATCGCCGTGCTGACATCATTAAACTCATGCAAACTGACCCAGATCGGTATATGTCATTAGCGGAAGAAATCCGACATGCGTATGCAGAGGGTCGAGTACGATAGCTTTATAGGAGAATATCATGGCTAAAGTCACATATCCCGGAGGTTCGTCCTCCATTGTCAACGTAACAGCCGCAGCAAAGTTTATTCCAGAGTTGTGGTCTGACGAAATTGTCGCCGCATACAAGCAAAACCTTGTTCTGGCAAACCTTGTTAATAAAATGTCTATGGTAGGTAAGAAAGGAGATACATTACATATCCCTAAGCCTACACGTGGTACAGCCACTGCAAAAGCAGCTAACGTAGCTGTTACTATTCAAGCTGACACAGAAACTGAAGTAACAGTTTCTATTGACAAGCACTTTGAATACTCACGTATGATTGAAGATATTGTAGGTGTTCAGGCTCTTGACTCAATGCGTAGGTTCTACACTGATGATGCAGGTTATTCACTTGCAAAGCAGTTGGACACAGACCTGTTTAACCTTGCTACTTCGTTTGGTGACGGGGATGGAGGAGATGTTACATCACCCCCAATTTGGGAGAACAGTAACGCTTACTATGTAAACGCAGCAGCAGGTATTGCCGCATATGCTGACGATACTATGGAAGATACAGATGTCTTTACAGACCTTGCTTTCCGTGGGTTAATTAAGTTGATGGACGATGCAGATACTCCTATGGACGGACGTTTCTTTATTATTCCTCCTTCAGCCCGTCAGACAATGTTAGGTATTGATCGTTACGTGTCTTCGGACTTCGTAGCCGAACGTGGTGTTAACAACGGTAAGATTGGTAGCCTGTACGGTGTAGACGTTTACGTTTCTACGAACGTACCCGTTATTGAAACTGCCGCTCAGAACGCTGCCACTACCTCTGTGCTAGACACGCGCGGTGCTATCTTAGCACACAAGGACACTCTAGTACTCGCAGAGCAAGTGGGTGTTCGTTCACAAACGCAGTACAAGCAAGAATACCTTGCTGACCTCTTGACCTCTGATACTCTGTACGGTGTACAAGTACTACGTCCTGAAACTGGATTCTTGTTGGCATTGCCTTCATAATCTAAGTTCTCTAAAGTCCCCTCTTCGGAGGGGCATCCAAATTCTTTAAGAGGTTGATGAATGGCTTTATTTCGAGGTACAGGTGGAGCAGGTAGTACAACTGACGATGCAACTGTCAGTGCTGTAACTACGCAAGCTCAACTAGCAACTACCAAAGCAAATGAAGCATCATCATCAGCCTCTAGTGCTAGCTCTAGCGCAAGCAGTGCAACTAACAGTGCTAACACAGCTTCTACTCAGGCTTCTAATGCTTCTACATCAGCATCTAATGCAGCTTCTTATGAAGCAACAACACTTACATCTAAGAACGCTGCAGTAGCTGCTCAGGCCGCTGCAGAGACTGCTGAAACTAATGCAGAAACAGCAGAGACTAATGCAGAGACTGCTGAGACTAATGCAGAGACAGCGCAAGCAGCGGCAGAGACTGCAGAGACAAATGCCGAAACTGCAC